AAATTTTCACCTCCTTCTGTAAGGAGGTGAAAATTTAATTAATATATTTTTAATTCCAGATATAAGAATATTTTATGGTTCTAATAACAATGTAAATTATTTTAATATTAATACAGATCATTTTTTATTAACTGCTGATGAGAAAAAAAGAATATTAAATTATTTATCTATTGAAGGAACCCAAGTTATTACAAATGAAATTAAAATAATAGATCCTATTATTACTAAATATGTAATTAATGTTACCACTAGAATATATGATGATGCTGTGGAAGATAATGTGATTAATAATATTACTGAAATAATATCTAATTATTTTATATCTAATTTAAGAAGAGATAGAATACCACCATCTGATTTAATTCGTGAAATAGATGGTATTAATGATGTTGATAGTGTTGATATTTCATTTGTATCTGAATTAAATGAAAATTATCATAAAGAAGCATTACAAAAATCAGAGAAGTATAAAAAAATTAATGGTAAAACTCCACAAGATAATGAAATTATAATGAATAAAGGTGGTGCATATGATCGTAATTTAACAATAGGTCTTGATCCTATTTTAGGTGATATATTAATAGCAAATAATGAATTACCTATAATTAGAGGTGGGTTCAGCGATAGATATAACAATACATATAATATAACGCCATCAGTCGGTAAATATTCGGCAGTAAACATTTTAATACTTCCAGAAAAAACAAGAAGAAAGAAATTAGTATAATATGAAAAGCAAAATAGAAGAAAGTGTACAAATTCCCGAAATGTATATTTTGAGACATAAACACGACAATATAAAAAATGATGGTTATAATTATCAAGATAATTTATTACCACGTACATTATCTCCTGTTTTATATAAAAATAATACAATGAGTGAATTTTTAAAATACTTAAATAATATGGCTGTAATTATGGTGGATACTGTAATGCCAGTTAGAAACATATTTTTTTATTCGCATAATAAATACTTTAATGGTCATGGAAAATAATAAAATTGAAATAAAAGGTAAGGTTGCTAAATTTCCTAAAGGAAGTAAAGCCTCTAATGCTATAACTTTTTTAGAGAATATAAAAGTTAATCCAAATAAATTATGGTATATTATTATTGAAAATCAAGATAATGAATTACGTACTGTTAAATATAATAAATATAACGGTGTTAATTTAATTGAATATACAGAACAATTAAAAAATTTTTATTTAAATAAATATCAAAACGATTCTGTAATTGTAGAAGCATTAAATAAAATAACTGTTGAAGGTGAACAACATTTTTCATTAATAAAAAATATACCAAATATAATAATTGAAGAACAGTTATTATTAAATAAAATAATGAATGATTTAATTACAATCATTAATTAAATATTATGACAGAAATTGAAGATACATTAAAGCCGTTAAATTTTTATTTAGTATTGTGTCAAACGAAAAAAAAGTTTGCCAAATATGTAAAATTAAATAAAATTAAAAAAGCATATATTATAGATATTAAAAAAATTATAGAAGAAGAAGAAATGGATATTTCATCTATTGCTGATAATAATTATTTAAAAATCTTAATACTCAAAAAATTTAATTTAGCTAAAGAAAAAAAGAAAGATATTTATTATATTCCTAATTTATCGTATAGTAAAAAAATTGCAAATCTTTTAAATATAAAAGAATTATTATGTACCAGTCATAATTTTAATATGCTTTATTTTTATAATGATATGGAAGATGAATATAAAAATATAATAAATTCAAACGTATTAAATAAAATACATGAATTTAATTTCACACAGATAATAAAAGATTATTAAAAATTAATGTTACAAGATATATTAAAAACAGGCGAATGGGTTGGTATAGTTGAAGATAATCTTGATCCAGATAAAAAACAACGTGTTAGAATAAGAGTCCCATATTTACATGGTGATGCTAAAGATATACCAAAAGAACATTTACCATGGTGCCAACCAAAAAGAGATAACAACGGTATTGCATTTCAAATTCCAGAAATTGGAAAGGTTATTAATGTAACTTTTCCTAATGGAAATTTATATTATCCAATATATGATAATGCACAACACCTTAATATTAACTTACAAAAGAAAATAGAAAGTTTAGATGGTGATGATTATATTAAATTTTTAGCTATTGCTTATAATCATAATTATCAAATATTTATTGATACTCAAGAAGGTATTAATATGATTTATAAATTTACTAAAATTAAAATTAATGAAGATGGTATTAATTTAGATTTACATAAAAATAAACAATTATTAAATTTAGGTGATGAAAATGCAGATCAAGAAGCAGTATTAGGTACACATTTCTTTGAATGGTTTGATACTTTAATGCAAACCTTATTAAATGCTTACATTGGTAATAACGGTGCAGCATGTATTGCAAATCCAGATCTTATAAATGTATTTTCACAGTACCAAGCTAAAAAAGCAAGTTTTAAATCTAAACACGTATATGTTGTAGATAATAATAAAGTAAAAGATAATAAATTTGATGTCGATAGTCAAACAGACGATACAATTACTTTTACAAATAAAGTTCTTCCTAAAAAGAATGCACCATCAATTAATGATGCAGCTCAACAAGAACACGAAGAATATATTGCAAAACAAAACCAAGTTGAAACTCCGGTTATAATATCAGCTACTAATCCTGTGTCAGATGATGAAATCATCTCGTTTAACGCGTTTAAACAATTATGTAGTAAATCTATAAGCAACGATAAAGTAACTAAGCTACACGCAGGATTAAACAAAGCATTAAATTATTTTAACATGCGTAATCCTATAGAAATATCTTTATTTTTAGGACAATGTATGGAAGAAACAGGTAAGTTTAGAGTATTTACAGAAATGGGTGATAATAATTATTTTCAAAAATATGAAAGTATGAATAGAAAATATATTGATACTGCAAGAAATAATAATTATAATGTTTATAAAGATTTACATTATTCTGCTGGAGATGGTTCAAGATATAAAGGTAGAGGTGCAATTCAATTAACTTTTAAATTAACATATTTCGATTTTACTAAGTATTGTCAAGATACATTAAAATTAGATGTAGATTTTGTTGCGCAACCAGATCTAGTTGCAACCGAAGATTATGTATTCTTATCAGCCTGTTGGTATTGGTGTGTAAATAAAGATAAAAAGAAATTTATTAAATCAGCAGTTGCAGATGATAATATATTAGCAATAACATATTTAGTAAATGGTACAGGAATGTTACATTTACCTGAACGTATTAAAAATACTAACTTGGCTAGAGAAGTTATAAAAAATGACTTAAAGAAATTTAATCAAGATACAGTAAATAATAAAATTGTAGAAGTTCCCAATTCACAAAGAAAATTAGGAAAAATTAAAGCATTACATCAAGACTTAATTAATACAAATAATTTATATGCTTAAACATCTTTTTAATTAAAAGATATAAATTGTATACCTTAAATATTTAAATACTCAATATGAATACAGAATTATTAGTCAGACTAGTTTCTAAATTAGAAAATAATTTATCTGATGATCAATTAGCACAAATAGTTAAATTACAAGACTCTAATTTTGAAGAACTTGTAACTAATTTATTAAATGAAGACTTATATATTTTAAAAGAAGATATTGATTATGATAGTGTTAATGAACATTTAGATTCTTATGATAAAGAACAAATAGCAGAAGCATATTTAGATAGGGCTGATGCTGATTCAATTGTTAAATTGATACATGAAAATTGTTCACCTGAAGTAGTTAATGAAATTAAAATAAATTTAACGGGTGTTGATATAACAACACAAACTATATTTGATCAATATAAATTAGATGAATGTATGAAATTATATAATAATTTAACATTATCTCAATTAGAAGAAATAACAAAACAACATACTCCAAACGCATATTAATGAAAAATAACAAATTAGATTTTGATGATATTAATTTAATTCCTAATCTAGGAATTGTTAATTCAAGAAGTGAATGTTCAACAAGTTTTAAATTTCAAAATAAATTAAATAATAATATATTTAAATCTCCTATAATTCCGGCAAACATGCGTGCTGTTATAAATGAAGATTTAGCAGCCAAATTAGCAGCAGAAGGTTATTTTTATATTATGCATAGATTTAATATTGATACTATTGAATTTTGTAAATTTATGTATGAATTAAAATTACCAATATCTATTTCTGTTGGTGTTAATGAAGATAGCCGAGAATTACTAAATAAAATTGAGCATACATGTGTATTTGTACCAGATTATATAACTATTGATATTGCACATGGACATTCACTTAAAATGGCATCTATGATTAATTTTATTAAAAAAAATCCAAAATTTAAAAATACAATTGTTATAGCTGGAAATGTACAAACATTTGAAGCTGTTCAAGATTTACAAGATTGGGGTGCTGATGCAATTAAAGTTGGATTATCCGGTGGTAGTGCATGTACAACATGGTATGTATCAGGATTTGGAAGTAGATACGGTATGATTACAACTATAGAAGAATGTGCACGTGCAGCAAGAGTACCATTAATTGCAGATGGTGGAATTAAACATCCTGGTGATATAGCTAAAGCATTAGTTGCTGGTGCAAGTATGTGTATGACTGGTGGTTTAGTATCGGCATGTCAAGATTCTCCGGGTAATACTGTTTTAGGTACTGATGGTAAAATATATAAAGAATATTTTGGTAGTGCATCAGAACACAATATAGGTAAAGAAAATAGAATAGAAGGCATTAAAAAATTAAATGAAATGAAACCATTTACTATGGTTGAACAAATGAATTATTTAAGAGAATGTTTACAATCATCTATTTCTTATGCTGGAGGTACTGATTTAAATGCATTTAATCATGTAAAATATTATTAAAGTAAACGTGTCAATTAATATATAATTCATGGCACAAGATGTATCTGATTTTTATATTAAAAATTCAAAAGATCCAAATTTTATAGATGGTAAAATAGAAACTAATTCTTTTATAGAAGGTGTTATATCTAAAATTTATATGATATTGCTAACTAATAATGGTGATACAATGGATTATGAATTCGGTGCAAATATACCTAAATATTTATGGAGTACTAATTTTTCTGCAAGTAGTATTCAAGAACAAATTAAATTACAATTTATTAAATACATACCTGAATTAAATAATACAGATTATAAAATCAATGTTTATATTATTCCTGGTAAAGTTCAAGATATAGGTATTATTAATATCGATCTTAGTGTAGCAAATGTAAATATTTTATTTAAATAATATTTTTAAAACATATACATTAATTATATAATTGTTACATGAATAAATCAGAAATACAAAAAGAACTTTACAAAAGTAATAATGGTGCAACATTTGAATATTATTCAAATGGACAATTATTTTATAGAATAGTGGTAGGAAATCACGTTTATCAATTTCCTATCAATACTATGGAAAGAATTGATAAAAAATCATTTGAAATAAGTGGAGATACTATTATTGAATCACCTGCACATTTGCAATTGTCTAATGATTTAGGTGAAACTAAATTTGAAAATACTATACCCGGTAAATTACTTTGGAGATACATCAGTAAAGCTATTGACACTAATGATTTTGTAATTTTATACGCAGTTAATGTATAATTAAAGTATTTCTACTTTTAATTTTGTTGATGCATCTAAATTCAATTTAGCTAATCTATTTTGAATTCCTTTAACTGTTGTTATAAATCCAATATTAGTTTCTTCTTCAGAAGATGTAATGTGTTCTAATGGAATATTTAAATCTTTAGGATTTATTTTAATTGTATTTTGTTTAAACAATACATAAAATTCTTGATTCATTAAAGTTAAATATGGAATACTAAATAATTCCCAATGACCTAATATTTTATTCCATTGTTTTATCATTTTATTATTTGTATCAATAAAGATAATAGCATCTCTATTAATAATAGTATCATATTCGTCATTAGGTAATTTAACTATAAATGATTTAATTACTTTGAAATATCCATCTGGTAATCTTACTTCATTAATTAAATATACTTGGTCTTTAGTTAACATAGATTATATATTAAATAAAAAGAGAAACTGAATTCAGTTTCTCTTTTTATTTTTTACTTTATTAATTAAGCAGCAAATCCAGAAGATGCTTCTAATGTACCAGTAGCATTGATTGTTATTATATTAACTAATATACCCATAGCTTTCACTACTGAGATTTTAGTTTCTAATAAACCAAATTGGTTATCAATTAATTGTGGTGTATTATTAGTTTCATCAATTAAATTTTCATATGCATATAAAGCTGATCTATCTACATAACGTTGACAAATTTCATCAGCTTCACGTTTTATTTTAGCACGAATAGCTGGTGTGTTAAATTTCCATTGGTATTTGAATAACATCGCATATAACTCATTTTCTAAGTCAATTAATACTTCTCTTACGTGTAAGAAAGATAATGAAGATAATGGAACTGTAGATGCTGTAAATTCAGTTTCGATATAGAAACCAACGTTCTTTAAATACATGATAGGATTTAATCCCATTGCATACATTTGTATTAAATCTTCTTCTGTAAAATCTTGTTCTACATTTGAAATACCTAATATTC